CCTGGCGATACCGTACTCGTGAAACATGGCTGGTTATCATGGCTATATTTCATTGAGAGGCGGTACCTGGCCAGCGATCGTGTCTTACTACATTTTAATCCTGTGAGGCGCATATGGTGGCCAGCAACCTGGCTACTAACCACCCCAAACTTCACCTATAAGCATTACGCTGAAGGCAACGGTTATGTGAGTAACACTCATCGCAGCAGTGATGGCAGTGTTTACATCTCCATAGCAAAGATCAACTCCTATGTGTCTGTCACTTTGCGATATGACCACTACCTTGCCTGCGAACTCCGCGAAACCACGACCAAGCAACCTAACATGGCCAACGTTGAGAGAATACTCAACGCTTACAGCGTCGACGATTCCACACTAAAAGCAGCACTGCTCCATACTTACATCGCCAGCGGACCTAGACCCCGCATCTGCCGCTCCACCGAGGGAGCCTTCGCCCACGACGATGTGTTACACTACCAGACGTTAACACCGCTCATACTCGAGGACGGTTTAGGCTGCATGCGTAAAGTCGGACCTCAGATCGCCTATGGCGCCGCTGTTCCTGCACGTAGCGTTAACAACGATCACGCTTGCATCAACGGTCGACTGAGGGCTGTAACAAATCCCATAAAGGTCTATTCACCATTTTTATTTCAATGCGTGACCGAGTTCGCCAAGCGCGTCATACCCACCCACATGGTGCACACACTTGTCCCATTTGACTTTGATCAACAGTGGGAGCAATTTGCACGACCAACACAACGGGCCAATGTTGCCCGTAGCATGTGGGCGATGTTTTCCACACACACAAGTATACGCTCGTTTCAGAAAGCTGAGTCATATTCCAAAGTCACTTCACCTAGGAACATTAGTACACTCCCAATAGAGCATAACTTCCCATTGGGGCAATTCAGCTTAGCCTTGTGTGAACATTTGAAGACCTTCTCATGGTATGCATTCGGGAAGCACCCTAGTGTATTCATCGAAAGGTTGATGGAATTAACCAATAAATATGAAACTTTACAAGTCACGGATATCTCTAAATGTGATGGCTCTGTTGGTTACATCCATTACCTGATGACCCAAATGATAGTGATGCGTGCCTTCTCTGAACAATACACCGATGAAATCGCTCGATTGTTAGCAAACGAATGCCGCGCTAAAGGCACCACCAGTAATGGCGTCAAGTATTACCAGTTTGCAACCACGCTGTCAGGTTCCTCCGACACGTCTTGGCGTAACACTCTGGTTAATGCATTCAACGACTTCGTACATCATCGCAGAACAATGACTGCAGACGAAGCGTGGAATCGTTTAGGCATATATGGTGGAGACGATGGCATCAGCACTTCCATCGATGGCGACTCATTAGCGATAACGAGCGCCATGTTAGGTATGAAAGTGCGAGGGGAGACCCGGCGCCGAGGCGAAGATGTGCCATTTTTGGGAAGAATATATCTGGACCCCTGGACCACCAAGGAGTCCATTTGTGACGTGAAGCGCCACATACCAAAACTGCATCTCACCGCGGCCCCGAAGGATGTGCCTGATGAGGTTGTGCTAGTCCGTAAGGCCGAAGGGTTCATGATAACAGACCCCGACACCCCAATCATTTCTGATTGGGCCCGCGCCGTGCTACGCACCCACAAAGTGTCTACCGTCTTATACAACAAATTCATACGACAGACAGCCAACGACGCTAACTATTATGCCCGACACTACGCCACACCATTTCCTGTCCTGCTAGACCCTTGGACAGCAAGCGCCATACTGTGTCGCGATCTCGGATTAACGAGCGCGGAACTCGACAACATAATAGAGAACTTGCGGCGGGTAAGTACACAAGAAGAATTTCAACAACTACCCGTTATGGCGGGCCAACC